TAGGAAACTCTTCACCTGGTACACCTGTCTCCATAATTGTACCTAAAACATTTGGAGTAAAATTGTCTGATGGCTCAGCCCCTACAATCCAACCACCTTCACTAATGCTTTTTATAACTCTGCCTACTCCCAAAGATGAGGAACTGAGCCCACTATGTGCTGCTATCGTTGTCTTCCCTGCTACTGTAACTGGGATTATGTCACCACTGGCTCCTCCTAGTTCGGCTATTCCCCATTTGCCTGGGTCTACACCTGTATGGTCTTGGTCAGCCAGTGGCTGAGTTTCTGGGATATCATCGTGTCTGCAAAGTAAATCCCCATTTGAATCAAGGAATAATGACACTGGTCTGAATTTAGTTATTGCCTCATCACACTTAGCGTGTACCTGCAGGGAGTTTTTGTGTACAAAGGACTCTGAAAATTCTACGCCTTGGAAAAGAATAGCCTTTGCTGTAGTCGTAGAGCTATTTGTCTCAGTAATTACGCCAACTGCATTTGGGAGCATATTATCAACCACACCTCCATCAAATACCTCACCATCATTCATAATTCTTTTTATTGGGTAATCTTTATCTACACTTTGATTGCTTCCATCGTATCTAATTATATTACACTCTCCTTGGACTGTTACCTCTACTTGGTCTCCTGCAGCTCCTGTTGTTTTCATTGCTCCAGTAGACTGGTCGTATACGCTTGATACGATACCAAATTTGTACGCTGGTGCGTTGTAGTAGTCGTATCCATAAAGCTCTTTAACAGATACTACATCTATAGTAAATGTAGTAACTGCGTCATTACTATCTGATGCAATTCTAATCTCTAAATCCCCAGTTGTATTGGTAGCAGTAACATCTGCATAGTATTCTTGATTTTCAGTATTTATTGTACCATCATTTGGAGTACCATCAGATGCAGTGACGGCAACTGCTGAACTTCCACCAAACTTAAATTTATAAATAGCATCAGCATTAGCTGTACCAACATCATCTAGCCACGCTCTTATTCTGTAAGTCCTACCAACTACTGGGGCTGTCAAGTTACCTACCCCTAATTTAGCACCTTGAGTAACTTGAGGGTCTTCTACGCTAGTTGTTACCTGTAATTTTCCACCAGTTATTGTCGTTGATGCTGCAGGGCTTCCATATCCTGTCCAATCTCCAGCTTCATCAAAGATTTGATTTCTATCATTAGTTATCATTTCACTTCCCTCTGCCTCTGCATTTATATTAGAGGCTGGGATTGTGTCATTTATTGCCATTAGCTTGTAGGTGTGGTCTGTTACTTCGTGTACGCTAACATCCTTAAAATAAAAAGTCCATCCATCTGAGTCATCATTGTCTCTTGCAATTTGTATTCTATCCTGTGGGTCTCCTGTAGCTGTTGCAGTCCATTGCAACTTATATTCTGCCCAGTCTGTAGTTAGATTTAAGTCTGACCTATTATTATTAGAAAGAGGACAATCATCTGTTGTATTATCGGTTTGGAGTCTTATTTTTCTTGATGCCTCTGATGCTTTTGCCATAATTCTAATTTCATATTGCTGTCCTGCTTTATAGACAATCCCATCTTGATATGCAAATATATGTGTAGAGCTTCCAGTATTAGCTGGGACAAATACTTTAATACTGCCACCACCTTCTGCATCTAAAGCTACTGTTCCTGGAGTGCTTTCATCAAACCCATTTCCACCTGCTGTCCAACCATAGTGAGTAGCATTTTTTGCCCAAGTCGTTCCAACAGGGATATCTTTAATATTATCACCTGTTTGAGTAAGCTCTGCTCCATACTTAACCTCATCTTCGGCTATATATAGACTTACTGGCTCTCCTAGGTCTACTGCCCCTCCAAGCTCTGCTCTTACATTTCTCTGTGCTTTATAATTGTTTATCAACGCTCTTTCCTTAATTCATTTGTGAAAAGTCTAAACTATCATCTGTATCTTCAAACTCTAATAACTTCTCTATCTGTTGCTGTAATGCTGGTTTCTTTGGTGCTGGTTTAACTGGTGCTTGTATATGCGTTAAACTGTACCTCACTGCATCACAAATATGGTCTTCAAGTGTAGTATCTATATCCTCTGGGTTCTTATCGTCTCTTATCATATCTGGTAGCGTTCTTACTAAATTCGGACACTTACCATCTATTATATAAAAATTAGGCAATACTCCCTTCTTATAGTGCATTAACTGAGCCATATTACGCCAACCTATTACTCTACTGTTATTGGCTGGTACTAAATTAGGCACATACTCTGCTAACGCTGTTGCTATAGACTTATCTGTGTACATCGGATTATGAGAGGCATTCCAACTCATTGGATTTCGTGCCCACATTGAAGGGTCTCCTAAACTCATAAATATCTCTTCGTCTCCAGTTAAACTCATTATCTCTTGCCCCCATTGTGTAGGGTGCTTCTCTGTTCCATATAATTCCCTATAACAAAACACTTTATTCTGAGGTGTTACCTCTATCCATATACACGCAAAAGGGTTTGCATATCCCCAGTCTATACCGATATAACGCTTGTTGTATTCTTGTCCATATCCAAAGCTCCTAGCTAGTGTCTCTGGTATGACGTGCATCTTGGGATTCCATTCAGTAAAATACTGACCAGCAAATATATCCCAATCTCCGTGTCTCCACGCTGACCTTAGTGGCTCTGGTAAGTTGTCAAGAAAACTAACATACTCTGGGTCATTATCCATTAGTGTAGGGTTGTTGTCTACTGTTGCTGGTATATACATTCTGTATCTCTCTCCATCGCCTTTAAATGCCTTCTGTGGCTGATGTCCTTGTATAAACCGACTCTTTACCCATTGGTGCCCTTTACCTCCAGGATTTGCAGTACAAAATACCTTAGGCTCTAATCCCTTTATAGTGCTTCTACAACTTGATATCAATTTCAAATAGCTTTCTTCCGATGGTATCTGTGTCAATTCCTCTATCAGTATCCTCTGATATTCGTGACCTTGATACTTCGTGTAGGCTTGGTCATCTTTTAAATGCCCAGTCCTTATTATTGCTCCACTTGGGAACTTTATTGTCGCTGGTTTCCCAGTAATCTTTGCATATGGATACATCTTATGTGCTCTGTCTATCCAATCTGCTAGGTCATCACTATTCCTTCTGATAACCAACATTCTTGCTTCTGGGTGCTCTGTTGCTCTTAATAGCCACGCCATTCCACAATCTGTCTTACCACCCCCTCTTGCTCCACCATACAATATTTCATAACAATCACTAACTTGTAAGGCAAAGGTCTGAGCCCCTTCGTGAGGCTTCCATATTATTCCTTCGGAGATGGTTCTTCCTTTGGTAATACTACAAATCCAGCACTACCGTCTGTTTCTATACTTATATCTTGAGCCTTTAAGGTAGGTATTATCTTATCTACCACTACCTTAGCACAGCTTGTTGCGTCTTTATGTTCATCTTCTGAGCCTAATGTTGATGCTATCTGTATTACTTTGTTCAATATATCCAGTGCCTTTGGATTGTTTCTAAACGCCTCTGCTGTTGATGTAGAGCCTTTAGGTCTACCATTAGGATTGGCTGTGTATCCTGGAAGCAGTCTTCCCTTTGCATCTCTTTTAGGTTTGTCGCTCATTTCTTTTTCCTTATAGATGGTCCTATTTTCTCAGAGCTATACTCTATAAAGGTATCAGCTTTACCTTTCTTTCTACGCTTCTTTAATTCTTCTAGCTCTTTTTCTCTAAATTTCATTCTAGCTTCATCACTACTAGAAACCTTAGAGAATCTCTTGTCTTTATGCTTATATTTCCTTATAGATGGGCCTACTTTCTTTTTATAAGATGTCACGCTTTATATCTCCCTTTTAACGCCTTCTTTACCTTATTGGCATACTTCTTTCCATTTATCTTAGAACCTTCCACTAAACCAGCATTAAAGCCCATTTCATATGCTTCTCCACACGCACTCTCAATAATATTATTTACACGCTTTGAGCTTCGCATTAGTTTGATTAAATATTTATCAATCTTATCTGGTTCCAAGTTATTCTCCTAGTTTTTACAAGCTTTTCAAGTACTGGCTGTTCAAGTAGTTACTATTTCTTTTTCTTAGGTTTAAGATAGAATGGAGGTAGCTCTGAGGCACCAGAAAAAGGTTCCTTTTTATAAACTCTTTTGCCTTTAACTATCTTAAATTTTCTTTTGTGTGGTAGTGCTTCTTTTCCAGTTCCTACCATCTCACCTAAATTATATTTTTCTCTAAGTTCCTTACTGGATTTGCTTTTGGTGATGGCACCAGTTTTATCTTTGTGGAACTTCTGTATTTTAGATTCCATTTCTGGTGTTCTTTTCTTTTGGAGTACCATACTAGGTTTCTTTACATCTACCTTTGGTTTGATAGCACTGTATGTTTTTTTCTTATGTTTCTTTTTAATCTTTATTTCAGCCATAGCTTCCTTTTGGTTTAATCTAGTTAAGTGGTTTGAAGTCTTCTTCGTTTGGGTTGGTGTTTTCTTTATCTTGTAGGGGTTCTATGTTAGTGTAGTCTTTAAGTGTTTCTTCATAAGCAGAGAAGTCATATATGGGGTTCACTTCTGTGTCAATAGAAGGCTCATCTTCAGTCTGTACTGGAGCTGTGAATTTCTGGACCATATTATCAGCCATTTTGTTGCCCATAAAAATAGAGAGCGTAGACAAGCCATAGCCTGTACCTACGCCCAACGCAAATATACATACTTCTATCATACGCATATGATAATACAAAAATGTGATACAAATCACCTTATTTATTCGTAAGTAAATAAACTTTTTTTATAAGGAGGATTAAAGTTTTTTAAAGATTTTTCTTGCATATAAGTTTTTTTATAGCGAAATTAATACAGCGTTCAACGATAACAAACAAAAGGAGTAGCAAAAATGAAAACAAAAAAAGAAATAATAAAATATTTAAGTAAAGCAAAAAAAGAATTCTCTTTTATGGACGAAGGAGTTTGTACTTTAAGTGATAAGGGTGTTATCCTTAAAAACGGTACACCTTGTAGGGTGGAATTAAATGGTGGTTGGGATAATGTAGTAGCGAATTTAAATTATCTTCCTAAGAAGTATGCTACAGCGTGTTTAAATTCTTACCAACAAGATTGGTCTTGGATGGAATGGTTGGAAATAGATGGGCTTGAAGAGGAAAGTGATGCTGAGAGAATGCACAGAGAGGCTCACGAATGGGTGAATGCAACAAAGAGTATCGGTAAAATGTTCTAAATCCACTGATGAGCTAGTGAGATTCTAGCGAAACCCACTTAGGTGGGTCTGGATAACAAACAAAAGGAGTAGCAAAATGAATCAATGTCATTGCAGTTCAAATAAACTAGGAATACATTGTTATAAATGTGAAGATGAAGAATTGGAGCTTGTAAGTAGGGCTCCTAAGATGTGCAAGAAGAAAATGTGTAAGAAGAAAGTTGGCAATAAAAATAAAGGAGTAGCATAATGGAAACAAGAGAATGTGCAAGATGTTGTGATACCTTTACAGATGAGTGGTCTGATGGTATCTGGATATATGAAGGTGAATTTGATAATAATTGGGTGTGCAATCATTGTTATGGTTGTATAGCCGACTAAAAAAAGGAGTAGCAAATGAAAGTTAAAGACTATGCACAAGAGTGGTTACTAGATGGTGGTTATGCATTAGGGTATACTATGAGCTTCTTACCAGAAATGGAAGATATGAAATGGATACTAGAAGATAGGTTCAAAGCAGAGCATTATAGGGATTATAACCTACGAAGCCTTCATATCAGTTGGGTTGAGCTTACAAGGGGTTCTAAAAATGATTAGCCCTAGAGGTTGGGTGTGGCTAGGCTTGATTGTTTCAAGTCTAGTCATCTGGTACTACATAATTAAACTAATAAAATGGAGCATACTATGAAAAAAAATGTAAATGTAATGATGGAGCTTGAACTAAAAAAAGCTCTTGATAAAGACGCTAAAAAGAATCATCGTAGCGTAGGTAAACATATTAACTTTATAATATCGGCATATTTAACTGAGCAATATATTGATATGTCAAACAACAAAGGAGATGCGTAATGGATAATAACGAAACAATAAGAATGGTATCATTTTTAATCTTAAACAAAAACAACAAACTACATTTATCGCAAACAGCAGAACAGCTACAAGCAACAATGCAAAACACACTAGAGCGATATGGTGTTGATGATGTAGATTTTGAGATTAAAATAAAACGAATTAAATAAAGGAGTGGCATAATGAAATATCAAATACTAGCAGTTGATTGTTTTAGTAAATCAAATATCATACCAATAGATGAAAATTACGACCTGGAGCAAATGAAATGTATTGTTAAGGGTTTAGAGTTAAATGACCTGCAAGAACATACTTACTATATCGTAGTGGAAGGAGAATAAAATGAGTAAAATTCTAAAAGAGTTAAAAGAAACTTTAGAAGTAGAGAAAGAAAACCTATCTATATATGAAGGTCGTGAAGATGTAACTAATGATTTTCATAATGCTACTGGTTGGGTTGAGGCTTTAGAATATGCCATTGGAGTAATTGAAAATCCATTATATAAGGAGAATAAGTAATGTGGTTATTTATAATAATCTGGATTAGTATAATCTGTTTGGCTTCTTACTATATCCATAATGAAAAGGAAGGAGAGTACGATGAGTAAAGAATGTGAAATAGAGTGCCTATCTCAGTGTAGCTTTTGTAAGCAGTATTCTGATGATGTTAAGTATGTTACTGAGTATGAGGAGTATCTTAGCTCTTGGGGTTATATGCTATGTGTTACTTGTACCTTTAATAGAGAAGCTGTTATAAGAGAGGATTTAAGGATTCAATTCGGTGCACCAGATTAAACCTCTAATTTGATAAATGCAATTAAAGGGAGCTTCGGTTCCCTTTTTTTGTCCCTAGAATACCCCATATAAGCAAAATTTATACCTTCCCTATACCTACATATACCCTATTTTATCATACCTACCGTCTCACCATCTTTATCTATAAAATCTATTGAATCTGCCCAGCCTCTAAGCACACATCTGGGTTGCTCTTTTCTGTTGTGGGTCTCTATGGGTGGCTCACATATAATCCTATTTACCATATTGCACTTATTATTCCAGTGGATAGTTAAAACATTTCTTCCTTGCCTAACTGACTCTTGCTTATGATAGTGGAACCAGAACCTTTTTTTCTTCATTACATATACCCCAATGCCTTCTCAATGCTATACTCTTCAAACATATCTGGTTTTAGGATTTTTCTGTACTTTACATCAATCTGATTTGTGTGGAAAAAAGCTATCTTATATAATCGTGGCTGAACAAATGCAAAGATATCACAATCAAAATCATTGTAGTGTTCATAGTAGTGGAATACTTTGTTGTTCTTGGTTACCCTGCTACGCCTATTGATACTAAAACAATACCCAGCATCGTAATTCTTTTTTTCGTGGTTCTTATAGGTGCTTGATTTGACTTGGATTTTAATTAATCTTCCATCGTGTTCCAACGCTACATCGTAGGGTCTACGATTTGGAACTTGGTGTGCTGAGTATCCGTGTAGATTAAGGTAGAAGACTGTAAATAACTCGCCTACATAACCTTTCTCAGTTGCTGATAGCTTTGTCAGTGTAAATCGCCTTTTCTATTGCTTCTTTGCTTACAATCCAATGCTCAGATATAAAATGTATTTTAGATTGATATGATAAATTGGTTGCACTTAATCCCAGCCAACACGCTCTTATTTCTAGGTCTCTAAGAGTTGCGTCTAGGGATTCTATTATTCTATCTTTATTGACAAGTTTCGCTCTCATCTACTAGCTCCTTATAGGCTTCAGTTAGTTCCTCATAGAGCTCCTCCAACTCTGCTGTGGTTATTTTTCTTGTAGTCTTGTACTCAAATCTTAATTCATCAAATCTTTCAATTCCAAATTTATCCCTATACCACTTAAAATAATCATAATTATCTTTACTATGCCTAAAATTACAACCCCAACACTGAGTATGACAATTACCGTTCTCAGATATATCCCACCTCGTGTTGTACGCCCTCCTGGAGAAGACGTGTCCGTTTGTGAGGTTTTCTTTTGAGCCACATTGGACACAAGCTTTGTCACGCTCTCGTATATATCTTGATGTAACATCGTCTAACCTCTTTACTACTCTTTGCCTTGCTGTCTTCTTAGCCAATATCGTTGCCTCGCTTTACGTTCAAAGTAATTATCTTTCTTACGCTTAGGTCTTAGTACCTTCTTACCAGTTGTGGTTGTGTAAAAGTCTTCTTCTTCCCATACACATAGAAAGTGTGGGGTTCTCTCGATTAAGTTAGGATTGTTGCAGTTGTGGATTTCTTCTATCGGTTGGAATAATAGATTAGCCAGTAAGTAATATGTCATTATATCAATCAAATAATTCCTCTAGGGTTTTTTTGTTCTTTCCTACTACCTCTCTATTTGCACACTTTTCACATATTCTAAGATTCTCTGATGGTGTCTTAGGTAAAACCTCAAAGGTCTTATAAATATAACTATGCTTACCAACACTAAATGTTTTACACATCTCACAGGTAAACTCAGACTTTTTTATTTTTTCTGTTATTGTACTCAACGCTTCTTGCGTCTAGATGGTGAGATTTTAGCTAAACTTGATTGGTATTCGTTTGATATTAAAGTGGCAACTACCCAGCCATTTGGTGTGCTATTGTAGTAGTCTCTCCACTTTTTTACGTTGTTCCATAGTTTATTGTTCACGCTATCTCCCAAAATTCAGTTAAAAATACTGGGGAATATCTCCCCCTTGAGTGCTCTACAAATGTAGCAAATAGCATTCGTGCATCTGCATCTTCAACTCCATCGGAGCTTATTATGTCTACGCAATCCTTTTGGCTGTATACTGCTATCACATCTCCAGATGCGTTGTTGCCTACGCCTACTATTGCTACATCAAATGAATTATCCAGTAATATCGCTTCTGGGTTCAGAGCTCGTATCATCGTTCTGCTCATTTATTTTCTCCAATTCTTCTTTAACTTGTTCTGCTACCTTTGGATTATATGAGAGAAGTAATGTATAGATTTGCTCAAGTAATTTACTAATAGAATCAACCTTTGTCAATAGGTGTTGATATTCTCTTACTAAATTATTGTACTCCTGGACACCATCGTAGTTTACATCTACATCGTGTGTAGTTGTTTGGTTGTCTTTCATTAAAATGGCACTGGATTGTTATCTTGTGTCAAGTCAACCTCATTAGCAACAAGGTCAAGTAGCGTTTGATTTAGCTCTTTTGGAATCCAAACCATATCATACCACTTCTCGTTTCCTTCTTTATCGGTTCCCTTTTGACTTGGTGCTCCAATAAATAAACCATTCTCGCCTTCAATTAGTTTAAAGCTCTTCATTTCAAAACCCTCGCTTGTAACGATTGTCATAAAACCTTTAACTTTACCACCATTGTCTAGCTTTCTGTAGTCTTTTATCTTCATTGTGTTTCTCCTTGTTTATTATTTCTATTCCAATTACTGAGTATTCTTTGGTATTCAATTACCTCAGATGTCATTTTTAATTTCTTAAAAGTGTGAATAATATGCTCATAAAAATTTCCCATATCCCACACACCATTTTTCTTCTGTTTCATACCATATATAACATTGTCAATAAAGTATCTAAACTCTTTTTGCTCTTGTGGTGTAAGTGGTGGTTGGTTATCTTTTTTATACCACATTTACATTTCCATTATTAGTGATTCTAATCTTTTAAAACCTTCATCAATCTTAGATTCTATCTTAGCGTTATTAACCTCTACATCTTGAATCTTGTTAATGTTGGTCTGTATCTTTTTCTCTGTGTCTGCACTATCACTTTCAATAGAATCCATCTTGGTTGCCAGTACACCTTGAGTGTATATAAATGTTCCTATAATAGTTCCTAGTGTTAATAGCGTTCCTAGTGATATCTTTTTGTCTATCATTATCTCCCCCACTTTCCTGACCTTAGTACCATCAGCATATTAGCGTAGTTCATTATATCTATACAAGTGTCTTCTATTGATTCTTTTACATTAGGGGAATCAACAAGGGTTCCCTGCTGTGCATTGAAAAGCATTTTCTTATGTAAGTTAATCATTCTTTGAATCTTATCGTTCATTCTTATGACAATACCAAGTTGAGCCAATAGCGAGTTAGCTCGTGTAGATGGGGAGGAGGAATCCTCTAAGGTAAGACCCAACCTGATATTGCCATCTCCATAATCTGATTGTTTGCGACACCATAAATTATAAGCATCGTCAAAGTTATTCATAAGAGCGTCTGTGCACTCTGGATACATCTGTTCCATTGTTTTTATTAGCTTGTTATCCATACTAACCCCCTATAGATTATTATTAAAGAAATTAATGATAGTGGCACTAAAATTAGCAACGCTATCCACTCTAGCCTATCCCAAAGCTCTGCCCTACTTACAATCTTAATGTTCGGTATATAGTTCTTTCTGAAACCTTGTAACGCTTTGATAACTCTTTTATACGCCATCCTAGTATCCTTTTTATTTGTATTGATGTTTTGTCAAATGGTGATAATTTTCTATTCAAAATAACCTCTTTACTATTTTATCCCTTCTTGATTGAAGCGTTCTAAGACTATTCTCAGTAGGAACCCAAGTACCCCATTCCATCTGAACCGAACTATACTGGTTGTCTTTTGATATTTGAATCAATCTGTCATATATAATTACCAACTCTCTTGTAAGTTTCTTATTCATAAAACTCCTTAAACTCGTTTATGTTTATGTGTACTGCTGGTCCGATATCTTGCCAATCTCTTGTGTTTTTGGTTCTTGCACCCCACCTTATTTCCATATCTGTATCATCGGTTAACGCACACCACAGGTCTTTGTCTTTGTATCTTACTGCAAGTATTGTTGGTATATTTGTGGAGTCTCTAAGCTCTTTGGCTTTCATCCACTTATTTAGGTTTATCATCGAATCACCAAAAGAGTCGCTATATAAATCTCTGTTCTTTAGTTCAACCCACGCTCTTATTTTATTGTTTTTAATCAACGCAAAATCAAGCCTATAATCAATGGGTAGCTTTTCAAGTTTACAGCTCCAATAACTCTCAATAGCACTCTTAAAATAATTCTCACCCTTTATGTGAGTTTCACTATTTACATCACTTTGTATTGCTTGTCTGCCCATCAAACTCCCTTAGTCTATAATACATTGTTCGCAAATCTTTTTGCAATTCTTCTATTTGATACTTCTGTCTATCTATGGTTTCTAGAGCCTCTTTAAGCTCTTCCTTTACACTAGGCATAGTTACTAGCATCCTTTCTCTCCCCCTTTTTTGTTGCTTTTCTTAACTCCTCTACTGACTTATAATTGGTTCCCATACGCATATTATAAAGTCTTAACTTCTCTAGCTCTTGCTGTGGATTGATAACCTTCTCTTCCTCTTCCGAAATTATCTCATCTTCCCAAGAACTATTATACAGGTAGGTGTATGGGTTCTTTCTATACTGCTTATCAGTAGCCTTAACATATCTTTTGGTGTGGTTCATAATATCTTCCTCTAAAGAGTGGTCTAGCTTTTTAATCCAAAACTTTAAAGCTTTTTCCTTTCCAACCTTTTTATCATATAATTTCCACCAAATATCAAAACTTTTATTATACTCTATATTAGTATCTATATTAATAGTAACGGAAGACCCTCCACTTTTAGGCGACCCCCCCTCCACTTTTACGACACCCCCCCT